ACAATAGGCGAAGCGATATAATAACCATAAACACATCGCTTACCTTCTCTTGAACAATCGTAAGTGTCGTTTATGCACCCATCTATTACAGCACAAAGATGTCTACTTACTCTTGCAATCAAAGTACCTTTTGGTAACTCACTATGGTGCAAGTGGGTTTTGCAACCACTTCCAATAGTCATAGTGGGTATCCATTCAAAGCCATGTTTTAAAATGTAGTCATGGTAAACTTCCTTAAATATTCCATCTCTTGGAGATTTACCCCTTCCCTTTTTAATGGCTTTGGCGACTTTGTTTCTTTTGCTATTTGCATATTCTTTATTTAATGCAAACAAGTCATCGTAAACTTTTTTATAATCAAGGTTACAAGCAATGGCGATTGCTCTTGTGACGCAATCCCCGGTTGTTCCCTTAAAATACTTGTCACGACCACCATCGTTATAATTAAAGGTCTTTACAATTTTTGGTTCGTTCATGTATTTACCTCTCTTTCATTATTAACATAGCATAGGTGTTGTCTAATGTCAAGGGGTAAAATAAAAAAGTTTTTGCAAAAGCTTCTCAAACGCAAGGTGGAAATTAAATTTAATTATTTTTACTTTAGGGGTTGACATTATAGAACAATGGTACTATATTTATAATGTAAGGAAAGAGAGGTACTATTAATGATGAAAATAAAACCAAAATGTTTTTTCGCTGTTAAGGGAAGCACCGAGTATTATTACATTCCATTAATCGAAATACTAACATTTAAGTTTTGGAAATTTATTTACATGACAAAATTTAGTTACTTTAAAGTAGCAATGGCATAGGAAAGAGAGGTAGTTATGGAAAACATTTATTTAGAAGCTGATAAGGAAGGGAAGGCAAGGGCTAGTGATTGCGTTCCAACACCAATGGTTGTTGGAAGTCCTACTACACCATTGGGAAGCGATATTGATTACGATAAAAAAACGTATTATGTCGCTGATGGAGTTTGTGGTTTTGCTTGGATTAACATTAAACCCGCTAGGGGAAAATTAGTGTCTTGGTTAAAGTCGAAGGGCATTGGCAGAACAGATAGCTATTATGGTGGTTACACTATTTGGGTCAAGGGTTATGGACAAAGTTTAGCCAAGAAGGAAGCTTACGCAAGGGGCTTTGTTAGTGTCTTGGATAAGTATGGAATTAAATCATATGCTATGAGTAGGATGGATTAATGGCAAAACTTAATAAGCATTTAAAAGAACGGGTCGTAAAATTTGAAAGTGGTTTGACCTTTATCCACCATCCATTAGTTGTTACTTTGTTTAGTGGACATGATATGGAAATAGACCATGCTAATGGAGTGTTTAAACATAAGCTTGAACGTATCGCAAAAGCTGAAAAAGAAAAGGATGCGTCAAGCTATGTATTTACTCACGAAAGAGCATATAGATTTGAAGCTTTACATGAGGTAGCAACTGATAACGACTTTTGGGAATTGTCAAAAAAAGATTATTGGAAATTGGTTGCTGATGTGTGGATAGACAGCGAAAACATTTATGAGTTTAAGGAAGAATGGAGTGATGTTTTGTTTCATCACATTTATAACGACACAAAAAATGCTACACATTTAATGATGACAAAAGAAGAAAAAGAGGAATTTGATAAGCTACCTAATGAGATAACAATTTATCGAGGTGGTGTAGACAATTATGCTTTTAGTTGGACTTTAGATAAAGAAAAAGCGAAATGGTTTGCCAAAAGATTTTCAAAAAAACATAAGGTATTTGAAAAGACTATTAACAAAAAACACGCATTAGCATTGTTTAATGGTAGAGGGGAAAAAGAAATTATTTACGACTTCCTTAGTGAGTAACTTGCCAAGTATGTCTTTTAATGTTAAGGTTTGCCTTGCTACAAATGGTTGTAGTTATGGTAAAGGTATCCCCCACACATTACTCTCTTTCCGTGTGGGGGGTATTTTTTTACATTGGGGGTTGACATTTCCCAACAATGTGTTATATATATAATATAAACAATGGAAAGAGAGGTTAAAATGACTAACAACGTAATAGACTTCCTAGAAAAAACGGGTCTTAATGTCATTGTTCTTGATGGTAAGAATGATGAAGAAGTTTTGGGTTTGAGAAAAAAAGTAGCCAAGCCCAAGCCAAAAGCCACAAAGAAAAAGCCAACTGAAATGGACAGCGATTTTAAAGTGGCTATGGATAAACTTCTTAAAGCGATATACGAGGATTATGAAGATTGGGGCGAAAGAGCCAACATAAAGTTTGGTTTGAAAAAAACCTATTCTTACGAAAAAGGTTCTAAGTATGTCAAAGTTATAATGGAAGATAAAAATAATGGATACTCCAAAAGTGTTTGGGGTTTCGTGGTCTTGTCTAAAGAAGATGCCAAATTTAAGTATGGCGACATATTATTGGCTAGTGGTTGGAAAGCCCCAGCGAGAAACAAAGCAAGAGGAAATATATTTGGCGACTATTCAGTAAAATGGACGGGTCCGAACTACCTTTAAATTTTAATAGTTCCCTTTAAAACTCAAGGGCGATAAACTAAGTTTTGTCGCCCATTTTTTTAAGAAAGAGTAGCATCAATGATAGCGCCGATTGGAAAAGACATAACAGAAGAAGCAGTTAAAACCATTAATGAAAGAGGTAAGGACTATGGCGACATTAAAACTAATCACGAATTAATCGCTGTTGGTGTTAATGCTATTACAAAATATGCTATAAAAACAAAAGGGGAAGTATGCAGTTATCATTTTGCTCTTATAATGATTTGGGTAAAAATTGTTAGACTATTAACTAGCCCAACTCATAAGGACAGTATTAAAGACATTATAGGTTATGCCATAACCTATTTAGAATGTGTCAAGGGGAGAAAAAAATAATGGAAGATTTGTATGATTTTAAAGACACTACGTTAACAAGTAAGGTTGAACTAAGTGAAATAGACAAAAACATATTTAAAAATTTTGATTTTACTTTTGATGGAAAAACAGAATTTACCATACCTCATTTTTCTAAGGTGCAAGAAGATTTTTCTATTGGGGTTATTTATGGCTCAAGTGGTAGTGGCAAATCTTCTATACTAAAAGAATATGGGGAAGAAGAAAAACTTGTTTGGGATAATAACAAAACAATAGCTTCTCATTTTAATTCTGTGGAAGATGCCATAGAAAGATTTGGTGCAGTAGGTTTAAACACTGTTCCCACTTGGGCAAAACCTAGAAAAGTTTTATCTAATGGCGAAGGGTTTAGATGTGACTTAGCAAGAAGATTAAAAAGTAATATTGTTATTGATGAGTTCACTTCTGTTGTTAATAGAGATGTTGCCAAGTCGTGTTCGTTGTCTTTGTTTAAATATGTTAAACGTAAGGGATTAAAAAATATTGTATTAGCTACTTGTCACGATGATATTTTAGAATGGTTACAACCCGATTGGGTGTTTAATACTGATGCAAAAAGGTTTGCGTCAAGGGGGTTGGTTCGGCGACCCATTGAAATTAAAATTATCAAAGGGAACAGACAGTATTGGGAATTGTTTAAGAAGCATCACTATTTAACAGAAGAATTGCCCCAATCTGCACAATGTTATTTAGCAGTGTGGAACGATAGAATTATAGGGTTTTCTTCAAGTATGTCATTACCGGGTTGGACACCACCACTTTACGAAGGGGATAAAAGATTAAAATGGAGAGAAGCCAGAACAGTCGTTCTTCCCGATTTTCAAGGTTTGGGAATTGGGGTTAGGTTATCAGATGCCATTGGCGATATAATGTTAGAACAAAATGTAAGGTATTATTCTAAAACTTCCCATATAAGAATGGGAGAGTATAGACAAAAATCCCCATTATGGAGAGCAACAGTTAGCAATCTCAAAGACAGAAGCAGTGATACGCATGACCATAAAAAACGTCTTATACCTTTAGCACGAGACAGAATATGTTATTCGCATGAATATATAGGGGAAAATAATAAATCTTATGACCCAAAATATAACAGACCCGAAGATAATCAAATAAATTTGTTTTAATACATTTTTTTTTGCATTAGGGGTTGACTTATTACGACAATACCCTTATATTAATAATGTAAGGAGAAAACATGGGAAAAAAAGTTGAGTATGGTTGACGAAGAATTAGGAACTGACCCCCACCTTTGGTCATTAGGAAGGGAAGTAAATAGGTCAAAAGTTCTAGTGTAAATGACTGCTCTTGGGGAGTGTTGCTACAATGGTCGCCACTTCCCCAAGAGACAGATTTTAAAAAACAACCATAAGGAAAGAGAGAAAATATGACAAAAGAAGTAAAGACTTTAAAAGAATTGGGAATGTCAA